TTTTTAGATTTTGGTACAGATACTTTTAAAAAAGCTGGAAGAGCAGTAAGAAAACTTACACCAAGAGAATTAAGACCAGCTTTACCATTTTTAGCATCTGCAGTACCTTTTATGTTACCTGGTGGTTTTATGTTAGGTGGACTCAACCCTATGTTAAGCAGAGGTATAGTGTCTGCTCTTGCTAATGCAACTTCACAAGAAGCTTTAGATCCCGAAGGAGATATTAATTATTTATCTACAGCGTTATCCGGTTTAACAGGAGCTGGAACTACACCAGGAGCAGCAGAGGGAATTAGAAGTTTACAAGTTCAAGCACCAGAAGTTGCAGGAACATTAGATCCAGGTATGGCAAAACAAAGTTTAGGTTTTTTTGATAAAGCAAGAAATGTAGGTCTTGAAGGAATAGCTAAAGGCGCAGAATTTTTAGGTGGTGCAAGAGAAACTATGGCAGGATTTGGTGAAGATCCAGCATCTTTATTTACAAGAGAAGGTGCTAAAGAATTAGGTAAAGCAGTAGCGGTACCAGCAGCACAAGGTTCAGGTGACCTAGCTTATGCTTTTGCAAGCAAAGCAATGAGAGACTTTGAAGCAGCTGAATTAGAAGAATTAAGACAAGCAGGTTTAAGTTTAGCTGAAATAAATTTAGCTAGAAGAGATGCTATCACAGATGCAATGACAGATGCTTTATTTAATGAAGAAGATATTAATGCTACATTAGAAGAATTAGGATTATTAGATTTAGCAGATGGAGGAATAGCTAGCTTAAAAGATGGAGGTATGTTAGACTTCGGTGGTAGAGAAATGGATTTAAGAGGTGGAGGATTTGTACCGATTGGTAAAAAAGAAAGAGCAGACGACGTGCCTGCAAGACTTTCTAAAAACGAATTTGTAATGACAGCAGATGCAGTCAGAGCAGCGGGTGGTGGTAGTGTGAATAAAGGAGCACAACGTATGTATGATATAATGAACAGATTAGAGGCAAGGGCATAATGACAGTAGAACAAACACAAGTATTACCAGCACCGGTATTAGAAGGCGCGCTTACAGCCTTTACAAAAAAATTACAACCGTTAATCGGACAAGAGCTTGACACAAGTAAATACGCACCACAAGTAGCAGCACAGACAGCACTACAAACAGGAGCGTCACAAGCAGCACAAGGTCTAGGATCTTTGGTTGGACCAGATGCATACAAACCTTTTATGTCTCCATACCAACAAGAGGTAATGGACACAACTCTTTCAGAATTTGATAGACAACAAACTATTAATCAACAAGGTTTAAGAGATCAAGCTATTGCAGCAGGAGCTTATGGTGGTGGTAGAGAAGGAGTTCAACAAGCACAGTTTATGAATCAAGGTGCAGTTAACAGAGCACAACTACAAGCACAATTATTAAATCAAGGATTTATGCAAGCACAAGGAGCAGCAGCTAATGATCTTGCAGCAAGACAAGGTCTTGGAACTTATCAACAACAGATGGGTCAAGCAGATCA